CTTCGGTCACACCCGCATTGAACAAGTGTTCAGAGATGCCGGGATTGTGGAGGAGACCGAGAAGGAGATGAAGCTCCAAGACCCGCCGATTCGTGGATACATTGACCTTATTGTCAATTTCGACGGGGAGCGGATGGTTGGAGAAATCAAGACAACCAGAACTGAAGCTTACCAGCACCGTTATTTGACGGGTAAGCCAAAGGAGAATAACCTCCTACAACTTCTCATCTACATGAAGGCTGAGAATTGCAGGTGGGGATTCTTGTTCTACGAGGACAAGAACACTCAAGAATTCATGATTATCCCAGTGGAGATGACTCCAGAGAACGAAGCATTCTTGGAAGAGTGCCTTGACTGGCTGAGAAAGGTCCGTGCTGCATGGGAGGATGGCGAAGTGCCGAACCGACCTTTCCGTAAGAACAACAAGATTTGCGCGGCTTGCCCCGTGCAATTGACATGCTGGAGTGCCGATGCTCCAGAGGCCACCATCCAAATTGAGGCCATGAAGGTGCCGAAGATTTAGTGAATACAAGGATTTGCGCAAATCCGGGTTGCGGTGAAGAATTCACCCCACGGACTCATAATCAAAGGTATCATTCAGACGAATGCTGCCGTAGAGCTACTAATGCTCGATTGATGGAGCAGTATTACGACAAGAAGGCGCGACGGCAAGGCGCGATTCGAACGTGTGAAAGAGAAGGTTGCAACACTAAGCTGTCTAGGTATAACGACGGCAAGGTGTGTGAGGCGTGCGAGGCGGGGGATAAGAAGTCCGACAGAGCACGACTACTTGAAATGATTGGTTACGATGGCGGGACTAGCAAATCTCTCAAAAAAGCGGGCTAACCGTGTAATGGGCATTGATGCCTCCACTTACTCGCTTGCATTCTGTGTATTCTACAATCGACGCCCAGAGCGTTGGGGTAAAATCAATTTTGAGGGTGCAGATGTCTTCGAAAGAATCCGGGATGCGGGAAAGAAGCTCCACGCTCTATCTAACACATTTGATAATGTCGGATACATCGCAATGGAAGGCGCAATCCTTGCGAATAACAGGAATGTAGATGTCACAATTAAGCTGAGTCTGATGTACGGAGCAATTCTGAGCGAACTACTTAGACACGATGCAGAAGTTGTCCACATCAAGCCCACAGAGTGGCAGAATTTTATCGGGAACAAATCCTTCACGAAAGCTCAGAAAGAAGCTCTCAAGGTTGACTACCCAGGGTACTCAGCGTCGTGGTACACTAACAAGGTTAGAGAGATTCGGAAGCAGAGAACGATGGACTATTTCAACAAGAAGTGGCCTGACCTCAAGCTGACGGACAACGACGTAGGTGACAGCTTCGGCCTGTCCTACTTCGGATACCACAAAAAGACTACGAGGACTTAATTGAGCTACATTATTCTAGTTACAGGGTCTCGGGACTGGGGCGATTACGCAACCATCCTTGAGGCCCTGGCCGCATTTGAGGGTCAGCCTGACGTAGTAGTTCGCCATGGAGCCTGTTCGTATCTGGACGAGAAGACCGGCGAGGAATTGTCAGCGGACATGCTTGCCGACAGAGCCGCGAAATACTTGGGGTTCGAGACGGACCCAATGGCAGCGGATTGGAAGAAGTACCGCAATGCGGCAGGACCAATCCGCAATATGGAAATGATTAAGAAGCAGCCGAAGCCTAACAGATGTCTTGCATTCGGACGGCTCTGTAAGGGGAAGAACGGCAAGCCTTGCCAATTGGTCCAAGGGAAGCATGTCAGTCATGGCACAAGGCATTGCTCAACTGCCGCTGAAAAAGCCGGGATTGAAGTTGTGAGGTATAAAATTGCCTGACCTATACAAGAGCCGTACTTGGCTCAAGCTCCGTTACTGTAAAGACAAGATGACTCCAGAGCAGATTGCCAGGCTTTGTGGAGTCAATGAGCGTACAATTCGGCGCTACATTGAAGAGTTTGGATTGAAGCGATAATGCAATACGAGTCACGCAACGAAGTTGAAGCTATTGGTAGGGCATGGCCGAGGGCAGTTTATGACCAGCGCGGCTTGAGAGCCAGATATCTCTCTAATTTCTGGCTGTATATCGAGCCGGAAGACCAGGCATTCACACCACATGCACGAGACGGATTCTGGGAGTCGTGGGTCACCAAATGGATGTCTGACCAGTTTGACAAACATGACACCTTCATTGACGTTGGTGCCAATGTCGGCTACTATACGATGATGGCAGCAAAAGCCGGATTGTACACGGTGGCCTTTGAGCCAAATCCAAAGCTTGTTGACATGCTCAGGCTGAGTGCTGCCATCAACAGAGTCAGCGTTTTGATTACGACGACCGCTTTGTCAGATGAAGCCGGGGATTCAAGGCTGTTCATCCCAGAAGGACATTCTGGTGGAGCCAGTCTTGGTAATGAAGGTATCACTGTCAAGACTGAGACTCTAGATAGCTGGAATTTCTGCCCATGGACTCGCCCTCTAATCAAGATTGATGCCGAGGGCGCGGAGCCAAAGATTTGGGACGGAATGCAGCTATTCCTCAAGAATCACCCCGGCTGGTGTATCACTCTAGAATGGGATGCCTCACGATATGACTCTGAGGCTTTTGCTGACAAGTTGTACGACGGCAACACAGTCGGTCTAATCGATTACGACGGTTGTGAAGCCATGATTACTCGGGAACAGCTATTGAGCATTCCTGACCTTCGAATGATTGTAGTTAGGAAGATTAAATGATTGTAGGACTTAGCGGTTATGCAAGGTCTGGGAAAGACACTGTAGCCGACATTCTTGTAGAAGAAGCCGGGTTTGTCAGAGTGGCTTTTGCAGATAAGCTACGGGAGGCAGTTTACGAACTTAACCCAATCATTGGGGATGACACAGAAAGTTACGTTTATCTGCAAGATGTTATTGATGCTTGGGGCTGGGATGGTGTCAAGGCTACGGGATTTGGACCAGAAGTTCGCCGGTTGCTCCAAAGAATGGGCACAGAGGTAGGAAGAAACATCCTCGGTGAAAACATCTGGGTGAACGCGGCGTTCTTCGGCCTTCAACCTGGCAAGAATTACGTATTCACCGACTGTCGATTTCAGAACGAAGCTTTGGCAATCAGAAAGTATCAAGGTGAGATTTGGCGGGTGACTCGGCCAGGGGTAGAACCTGCTAACGACCATATCTCTGAAATCGGATTGGACAACTGGCCGTTCAACGTCATCATCCTCAACGATGACAGCATCGACAGCCTGAGGGAAAAGGTTTTAAGCCATGCACGTCGGGTATGATTACGACGGAGTAATCTCCTCATTTCACGCAGGAGTGGACAAGTACTTACGCTTGAATGGCTACGAAGGCTTGAAGGCAAGTACGACTCAATGGGACTTCTGGAAGGATTGGGGTTGGTCAAACAGTAAGTTCCACAAGTTCTGGGTGGATGGAGTGCGTGACGGAATCATTTTCGCCACCGCTCCGTTCCCCGGAGCAGTTGACGCTATCAACTCTGTGTATGACGCAGGTCACAAGGTGCACATCATTACTCACCGTGGCTGGAAGAAATATCCGGGGTTGGCCGAAGATTTGACAGCGGCTTGCCTTGAGCGAGATGGTATCAGGTATCACTCACTAACTTTTACCGCAGATAAAACAGATGTTTACACTGACATGATGGTCGATGACAAACCAGAGAATTACTACGACCTTCTCAAGGCTGGGACTGATGCATACCTCCTCACCAGAGATTGGAACAAGCACGTTGAAGGCGCAAAGCGCGTCCGAAGTGTCGGAGAGTTCAGCAGAAAAGTTCTGGAGAAAGTTGACTCTGCCCAACTTGCATGATAGTCTGGGCGAGAACTGATGGAACTACGAAGGAGGATAGTATGAAGAAGTTTATCAAGTCCATGATTGCGCTAGTGGCAGTTGCGGCGGTAGGATTTGCCTGGGGTCTTTCTTCGACACCTGAGGTTAAACTGCCTGCTCAAGTTGCTTACGAGACATCGCCGGGTCCGTATGGAAGTGGCGAGCTTGGAGACTGGCAATCATGGAGTCATGGCACGCAATGTTTCAAGGCCAGCGGCGGGATTGTAGTAACAATCCGTGACTATGACCTCAATGGTTGTAGTGAGCAGGTATTGATTATGGGAGATTCGATTACCGCTGGTGGTCGATATGCCCTTGCTGACCGATTTGCCGAGAAGGGCAAGTCCGTCTACATCAATTACTGGTCAGGTCGTCCTACGGCACCGGCTGTTGACTGGCTAGTAGCGCAGGATTCCCTTCCCGATGTTGTTATTATGGCAACCGGAACGAATGATATTTTCAATCCAACCGTCATGGCTGCGCAAATCAAGAGGGCTCAGGCGTTCGTAAATTCACTGAATGCAACAAGGACTGACGGTGTGACCACCCAGTTGTTCTGGGTTGACGTTCAGGCTACTCGTTGGCCTGCGACCGAATACACAGAGCGTAATGACCAGCGAAACAGCATGGCTGTGAACCTGGCTATTTACCAGAACATGCCGGTCAACCACGTTATCCAGTGGACTCAGCGATTCATGAGTAACCCAGGCCTTTTGACCACTTACCTGGCAGACGGCGTTCACCCGAAGACGAGCCCACTATATGTTCGACCAGATGGAGTAACTGAGAATTACAGCACCTCGTATAACTACTGGGCTGCATCCATCGTAAACTGGACAGATACTCTAGGCGGAATCTGAACAAACTAGCACTGGCCGGGAGTCTTTGACTCCCGGCTTTTGCACGTCCAATTCTAGTTGACTGGGATTGAATCGATGATACAATAGGAATATGCCAACATACGAATATAAACCATGTATTGCAGACCCGGAATATCCAATCGAACGCAACGTTCCGATTGCAGAACGCGACGAGCAGTTTTGCGACAGATGCGGACGAAAGATTGAGCGTAAGATTTCATTCACAGGTTTGACTTGGGCACCAACAGCAGGCGGAATGAGATAATATGGCACCACCGTATAAGAACCGGGGTGTAAAGAATGACCGGTGGTGGGATGATGCATATGCAACTCATCCTGACATCGACGTAGAATATATTTACGTCCACGGTAAAGATGTAATCGAGCCGGGTGACAAAATCAAAATTAAAAGGAAACAGGGAACCTATGCGTTCCGCTGCCTTGCCCACAATATCACTCTTGACGTTCGATGGATAGACTGTAAGGATACGCTCACTGGGGAATGGAAGTCATTCCGAACTGATGAGTTAAAGGGCAAGGTCAAGCCGCGTAGGCGGCGAAGGAAGAAGAATGAAGCGATTCAGGCTTAAGAGAGTTGTTGACGATTCGGGAATTTCAGGCACCGGATATGTCACCGAAGGAATCATCTGGTCAGATGGTACCGTAGCCATGCGTTGGCTGACACATGTCAGCAGCCATTGTTACTACAATTCTATCGCAGACGTTGAGACCATTCATGGTCACGGCGGGCACACAGTGGTGGAATACATTGACTGAGCTATCCATTCCGGACAGAGAAGCGTTGAGGCTCCAGGTCCAAGAGAAGTACCTAAAGGGAAATAAGCAGCCCGGTACTATCGCCAAGGAACTGGGGCTTAAGCGCGTTGAAGTAATGGACCTTATTCAAGAGTCCAAAGAGATTTGGCGCAATGATGACGCGGTAAAGGAACGAGCCAAGGAGGCTCTTCAAGAAGCCGACGCTCATCTTGATATGGTCATTAACCGCTCATGGGAAACCGTCGAGCAAGCCGACAACAACAACGACCTTAAGACGAAGGCAACAGTTCTGAAGAACATTGCCGACGTAGAAATGAAGAAGGTTGAAATGCTCCAAAAGGCCGGGTTGTACGATGACGCTGCCCTTGGAGATGAACTAGCAGAGATGGAAGAGAAGAATGAAATCATCAAGGCAATTCTTCTAGAGGTCACTGCTAACTGTGAACACTGTGCATTTGAAGTTAGACGTAGACTCAGCCGGTATGGGAAGAACCCCGAGCCGATGCCTGATTCTATGGTCATTAAGGAGGATGGCTCACCCGCATAGCGGGTGGGCTTATTGTCATGTACGATTTCGGTGACATCCTCAACCTACTTGACGGTGAAGATTTTGAGGAAAGGCCGGTTGAGATTGAGGAGTTCGTAACAAGCGAAGACTACCTCAACCTTCCCGACACGCCGCTCTCGAAATACCAATACCAGCTAATCAGGGTAAGCTCTCAGATTTACAAGCGCGAGACACTACATAACCTATATGGTTACGAGGCGGGAGAGAGGCGCTGGGCAGAGACCAAGCGAGAGGTTATCTTTCAGCTTGGAAAGGGTAGCGGAAAGGACTTTACGTCCACCATCGCCTGTGCCTACATCGTGTACTTGTTGCTCTGTCTCAAAGACCCGGCGAAATACTACAACAAGCCACCTGGCGACACAATCGACATTCTGAACATTGCTATCAACGCAACACAGGCTCAGAACGTCTTCTTCAAGGGATTCACGAATCGAATTGAGCGCTCTCCATGGTTCATGGGTAAGTACACCAAGAAGCAGGGGCACTTCGAGTTCGACAAAAACGTCAACGTTTACTCAGGACACTCCGAGCGAGAGGCCTGGGAGGGATATAACGTCCTTTACGTCGTACTGGACGAGATTGCCGGTTTTGCATTGGAGTCAACCTCCGGTAACGAGCAGGCCAAGACTGCACAGGCTGTCTATGACATGTACCGTGCATCTGTCACATCTCGATTCCCTGACTTCGGGAAGCTCGTGCTCTTGTCGTTCCCACGATTCAAGGGTGACTTCATTCAGCAGGCTTACGACAAGGTAATCGGTGAGAAAGAAACCATTATCCGCACTCACAAGTTCAAGCTCAACCCTGATTTGCCGGATGGCGTTGAGGGGAACGAATTTGAGATTGAGTGGGAAGAAGACCACATTATGAATTACAAGACTCCTGGGGTCTTTGCCCTCAAGCGACCTTCATGGGAAGTTAACCCAACGAAGAAGATTGAGGATTACATGGTTGACTTCTTCGACAACCCGCTGGATGCCGGTGGACGTTATGCTTGCATGCCACCTGACGCTATTGACGCATTCTTCAAGGACCGTCAGAAGATTGAATACGCATTCAACGGTTCAAACGGAAATAGCTTGGATGGCGTCTTCGCGGACGACTTCCTACCCAAGGCTGACAAGCAGTACTTCATCCACGTTGACTTGGCCCGTGTTCACGACCACGCAGCAGTTGCTATGGCACATGTCGAGAAGTGGGAAACTCGCAAGATTGGTGCTAATATGACCGAACCAGCGCCGGTTATCGTGGTAGATGCCGTCCGCTACTGGACTCCATCTAAGACAAAGAACGTAGATTTCACGGAGATTCGTGAGTACATCTTGTCACTCAAGAGGCGCGGGTTTGATTTGAAGCTAACTACCTTTGACCGCTGGGAATCAGCAGATACAATCGACTACCTAAAGTCCATGGGATTGCGCAGTGAGCGCTTGTCTGTCGCAAAGAAGCACTACGAAGACTTCGCAATGGTTGTTGCAGAGCAACGTCTAACTGGACCAAAGCTAGATTTGCTCATTGACGAACTCTTGCAGCTTCGTATTATGAAGAACGATAAGGTTGACCACCCTCGCAAGGGAAGTAAGGACTTGGCAGACGCAGTGTGTGGGGCTATCTACAATGCTATCGCACACACTCCGCGAAACGCAAATGAACTCATCGAAGTCAAGACCCTGGCCGATATCCAGCAAGAGATTGAGCGAAACCGGATTGAGGAGAAGCAGAACGATGGCGTCATCAGGGCACCGAAGCGCCAGATGCCAGCAGAGCTAGAAGAATATTTGAAGGGACTTCAGGTGTTGTGACTTGACATCAAGCAAGGCGATGCTCTAAGCTATCAATTACACTTGAGAATATAACAAAATGAATGATGTAAATGAGATTGTAGATATTGGGTATTTGGTATGTAACTGTTCCAATAAGCATGTACCTAAACCACACAAGCTATTCAAGGTAGAGATTGGTGACTCTATGTATCATCTCTGTCCAACGAGTTACTACAACTTGACAAGCTTGCTGGAGAAGTGGGAGTCTTGTAACGGCGAACCTCCGGGTTCAGTCAGGAAACACTATTCAGACTTTGTGCAGGGGCTTGCCAAGGCGAAGAAGTTCAGTTAGGATAGAGCTTATGAGCGAAACTAGAACGGTGAATGTACGCTTCCCGCTCCTGATTCCAACGCTGGTAATCATCTTCGTGATTGCTAAGCTGACAGGCCACTTTGATTATTCATGGTGGTGGGTATTTTCTCCGATTTGGATTCCGGCCCTAGCGCTTCTAGGTCTCTACCTAGTATGGCTTGCGGTCTTCGGACTCCTCGCGGTAGCATATGTCATTGTCGCGCTTTGCACTGAAGGTCCGAAGTTCTTCAGCAAGGAAAACCGGGTTCGAAGGAAGAACACTAAGAATGCACGTAAGGCATTGAATAACTACGCGGATGCCTTGCTAAAGAGAAGAAGTTGACAGACTCTAATCGAGTGTGTTAAAGTAGTAAATGTAGCAATTCCCACGATAATGGTGGGGTAGAGGAAAAACTCACCTCGGTTGTTACATCACGGGTTGTAGCTCAGCTTGGTCAGAGCGCTCGGTTTGGGACCGAGAAGTCGCAGGTTCAAATCCTGTCTACCCGACGCAGCGGTTGTAGGTATTTCTGCGGAGCAAGAACCGGTAGAACCTTCCGAATCACTTTATAATTCTTAGGAGAAAGAAGAACCAAATGTCTTAGGAGTCACGCAGAATGAGTAACACTGTAAAGATGCAACGTGATGAAATCCTCGCTGTGCTGGTAAAGCGCGACGGGGACTTTTGTATGTACCCTGGCTGTGGAAACAAGCTCGACTTTAACGCAACTGGCAAGAAAGAGGTCACTATTGACCACTGGATGCCACAGAGTTGGTGTTACGAGAATGGATGGACCACAGAGGAAGTCTGGGATACTTCAAATTTGAAGTTGATGGAGAAGGAATGCAACGCCAAGAAGGGTTCACTTCTACCTCGCCCAGATGGTACACTGCCACCACGAGAGGTTACTCAGCGTGAAAGGCGAGCAGACAAGGGCAATCGTCCTGAAGTCTGTCACACCTGTAACTCTGGTAGACTGCTAGGCCCTGACGAAATTTGCGGGGTCTGCTTCTCCGGTCCTCAGCCTGAAGCCTTCCCCGGCTGGGCTAAGATGAAGTCCACTGAATGCGACCATGATTTGTTCTGGTGCTGGGCTTGTTCAATCGGACTCACCGAAAGACGTCCTGCTTCGGCGGATGTGTTCGGAGTTCTAGACTAGAACACTGTCAAGCCTGTCTCTCGTGCCGAACGGCAGAGAGGAGGTTGACAGTCATGTAGAACTAGTAGTAAGCTGAAAATCGCGGGTGCTAATCAGACCATTCTGGGTCTCAAAGGTTACAGGCTGGTAATCAACGTATACGAGTCAGCCCACCCACTCAGCCTTGCAAGTGTAACGATTGCACGACTGCCTCTAAAGCGGGAAGACGGGGTTCGACTCCCCGGCAAGGCACTTACTTGACAGACAGATTCTAGTCTGCTAAAGTAATAGTATTGGTCGAAACGGGCTAGCAAATAGTGGACCTGAAAAAACTACGCTAGCTGCAATGGTCTATGGGGTAATCGGCAGCCCGAAAGATTCTGACTCTTTTAGTCTAGGTTCGAGTCCTAGTAGACCAGCAAGTCTCGTCAGACTCTAAATGACAATATCCGCTAAGTGTTACGGTAGCACATCTGTCTCCAAAGCAGAGGGCGTGGGTTCGACTCCTACAGCGGGTGCGATGAAATTGGGCCGACTGGAAATCGGTTATCTTACATATTATCGGAAAATATATCGGCAGTTGGTTCGAATCCAACACCGTCCCACAATAGGAAGCCGGGACAATCTCCGATTCCGCAACATGTCCAATTTCACAATGCGGGTGTAGCTCAGTCTGGTTAGTAGCGCTACTCTGATAAAGTAGAGGTCGTAGGTTCAAATCCTACCATCCGCACAGTTGAATACGAGCCGAACGAGAAACGGTTATCTTTCTGTCAAAAAGAGGGTCTGGGTTCGAATCCCAGCGCCGGGGCATCTTCCCGGTGTAGTGTAATGGTGAGCATCTAAACGTCGTTCCTCACCCATATGTTCGTGTTCACAATGGAAGTGTGGTCGAGTCAGGCTTATGGCGCTAGTCTTGAAAACTAGAGTGGAGTTAAATCCACCGGGGGTTCGAATCCCTCCACTTCCGCGCAAATAAAGTATGGCTGTGTAGCTCAGTTGGTCAGAGCGCTGCCCTGTCAAGGCAGAGGCCGAGGGTTCAAGTCCCTTCACAGTCGCCTCCCAAGCCTTTGAAGCTTGGTCGCGGGTCACCCTAATAAATGAAGGTGACCCGCTTTCCTTTGGAAGTAAATGGGGGTATTATGTCTGTTGAGCAGGCAATCAAGAACGCAATGCTGGTTATGCTCAGAAATCGCGGGATTTCTGCGATTGAAGTTACCAAGTTCGAAGAGGAAACCGTCGAAATTGGTGGCTGTGAGACTTGCTGGGATGAGTATGCAGTTGTTATCATTACGTATATCACCGAAACCGGTGTAACAAAGAGTTACGAATATGATGGAGAGTTTGGAAAACTCATCCAAGAGCTAGACGCTTCAAGCTGACTAGCTAAACTATTCCCACAGGATGGGACGAAAGGAGACAGAAATGTCTGATGCACTAAAGAACTATGCTCGTACCAAGAAGGTCGAGCGCACAAACACTCCTCTGACAAAGAGGACTCCAGGCCGAACCGATGAAGTCGTAAACAACGCCGGTTCCTACGTCTTTGGCGTAGATGACCAGAACCGCCTTGAGCGATTCCTCATTCTCGGTACTGATGGAGGAACTTACTACGTCGGTGAGCGTAAGCTTACTGAGCAGAATGTCAAGTTCCTCAAGGACATGATTGCTCGAAACGAGCAGGCTGTCCTTGCTACCGTAATTGCGGTTTCTGAGGGCGGTCGTGCACTCAAGAACAGCCCTGCGCTATTCGCTTTGGCTTTGATTCTCACCGAGGGTCAGAACAAGGCTGCTGCACGAGCGGCTGTTCCGCGAGTTGCACGTACCTCCACGGCTCTATTCGAGTTTGCCGAATACATCAAGAACCTTGGTGGATGGGGTCGGGCAAAGCGAGGAGCAATCGCGGATTGGTATGAGAACATGGACGCTGGTAAGCTCGCTTACCAGGCTGTGAAGTACCGTCAGCGTAACGGATGGACTCACCGAGACCTATTCCGTCTTGCTCACCCAAAGGGAGTTGACCAGACTGTTGGAAACTTCATTCTAGGCAAGGACGAGCTTGGTCCAGACGCGCCATACATCCTCCTTGGATTCAAGGAAATGCAGCGGGCAACTTCGGTTGCAAACGTCATTGACACCCTTGGAGAGTTCAAGAACCTACCTTGGGAGACAATCCCAACTCAGTTCCTCAAGGACGAGAAGGTATGGAAGACCCTCTTCTACAACAACCAGCTTGAGGGACAGGCCCTTGTTCGTAGCATTACGCGGCTCGCCCGTATTGGTGCTTTCAAGGACATGGTATTCACGGCTGACTACGCTGAGAGGCTTGCTGACCCAGCAAGGATTGAGAAGACACGTCTTCACCCAATCAACTTCCTCAACGCGCTGGTTGTTCACAACGAAGGCCAGATTGACCGTGAGAACACTTGGTACTACGGTGCCTTCAGCACGCACAACCGCAAGAAGGACTGGACGACTTCTGGAAAGATTGTGGACGCTCTCAACGAGGGCTTCTACGAGGCTTTCAAGCACGTCGAGCCAGCCGGTAAGAGGACTCTGCTCGCGGTTGACGTTTCTGGCTCCATGGCCGGATTCGCTGCCAACGGTCTAGACCTTTCAGCGGCTCAGGTCGCGGCGGCTATGGGAATGAACCTGGCTCGTACTGAAAAGTACAGCGAGATTGTTGGGTTCGGTACCAGCATTGTTGACCTTGGAATTACAGCCAAGACTAGCTTGGAAGACGCAATGCGAAAGGTTCAGCGTTCCTTCGGGAGCACGAACATTTCCGCTGCCATCGACTACGCTATCAAGAACCGTATTGAGGTTGATACGTTCGCAATGATTACCGACAACGAGGCGAACACCGGTCGTAAGCCTACCCAGGCCTTGGCCGACTATCGTCAGCGTATGGGTATCGATGCGAAGCTGGCAAGCTTCGGCGTAGCTGCTACCGAGTACACCGTGGCCGACCCTAAGGACGCGAACCAGATGGATTTCGTTGGCTTCGACAGCAACGCGCCAAAGGTCTTCGCAGACTTCTCAGCCGGTCGTCTGTAATTGAGCGGGGTGGCTTCGGTCACCCCGCCTTTTAACGAAAGGATGGGGAATATAATGAAGATGAAAGCTGGTGGCCGCGATGCGCAAGTACTGGGATTGGTGACGGATAAGACCCTTGCTGGGGGCAAGGGCACACCGGAACGCTGCAAGTACTGCGGAGAGGTCGGAGGTCACACCGGACAATGCCCGGTAATTTCATGAAGCATCACATTCTGACAATCATTGATGACGAACATGGTCGGGATTGCGAAATTGAGCATCTTACCGAATGTCCTACTCAAGCTAGCCGGGGTTATCTGGAGTGGATTTGTCCAGTCGGCTGGTTTATCGATGAAGCCGGGTTGCCGGATGAATTGACAGTACTTCCCGCTGGCGAGTACAATATCGACTTCTGGCATGAAGAGCGCAGGAACTATACCGGAGCTATCGAACATGAGTATGGAATTGTTCTAGTTTAACGCTTATAATTCGGGGGAATAATAAGTGTATGCTTACTTGCAGGGCGCGATTGTTCCATGACGACGAGTATAATTGGTACTGGTACTGCTTCGACCACGGAGTTGTATCTCTCAGCTTTGAGACAGTACCAATAGCTCTGCGTGACCTTGACAATCATAAGCGTGAAGTGGTAGAGTCTGGAACAGAGCTTGACAGTGACATTTCGGAGTGATACCATAACGCCGTTGCACTTGCGGCGAGACTTCCCACGCCGGGTAGGGCAGCGAGAAACCCCCGGCTCAAAAGCCGGGGGTTTACTCTAGGGGCTCAGCGCAGCTTGCCCATGTGAGCCTTCGTGAAGGCATCCATGACGGAGAATGGAATGCGGCCACGGTCGTTGACCTTGTGACCATTCTTCCGTGCCCAGTCGCGGATGACTGAGAGGTCTTCCGAGGACTGAGTGGTGCGACGAGTCGGAGTGCTGTTCGAGGTGGCGACATTGCCCTCTCCTGCCGAGATGAATTCGCGGAACGTTTGCTCCAGTCGTGCGATGTTCTCGTTGGTGAGGTCGAGCGTTGTTTCCACGTCTCCGATTTTGACCGGGATGGACCGGCCCTGGCTCTCGTCCATGATTGGAGTTCCGTCGATGTCGTCAACCAGAACTTCCATCTGCCGCTTGCTCATGATGTTGCTCCTAACTGTTGCGGTTGGTGGTGCACTACTTGGTACACAACCAGTTGTACAGGGCAACACGCGACAAGTCAAGCCGAAGTTCTGAAGTCGTTACTTGACAAGCGTTTGAATCAGATGTTACACTGGTACTACCTGTTACAGGGGGACTAAGTAGAAGCGGTAGATACGCTCGGTTGAAGCCCGAGAGAGTAGGGTTCGATTCCCTAAGTTCCCACGCAATGCGCTAGTAGCTCAGCGGATAGAGTACTTGACTACGAATCAAGCGGTCGGAGGTTCGAATCCTCTCTAGCGCGCAAGAGGCCACTACTTCGGTAGTGGCCTTTCTCTATGATACGGAGGTCTCACTATATGGACGCAGTTACAGATTTCGACGCACTGGTTACTATGGGTGTGTATAACTATGTGGGACCAGATGATAACGGAGAGCCACTGTACGTGCTGAATGTCAAGCAGGCGCTTGAACTTTGTCCTGAAATCTACTGGGCTCAGCGCAACCAAGTTGACCTAGCGATTCTCGACGCGATAACAGCCGGGGTTGTTGACTGGGATATCAACACAACTACACTAGAGGAAACACTGAATTTCAATGTCTAAGTTTTTCTACGACTGTGAATTCCATGAGGATGGAAAGACCATCGACCTTATCAGCATCGGTATCGTGAACTACGAGACCGGCGAAACTTTCTATGCGGTCTCCAACGAATTCGACACTTCCAGGGTAGCAACTCATTGGTGGCTTATGGAGAATGTCATGTCTTCCATTGACCATGAGTCGTACGCTGTTGTCGATGCCGAAGGATTTCCGGTCTACCGCGACTTCGACATCACGGACCAGGCAGCCATGAGCCGCGAGGAGATTAAGCGCGGGGTCTTGGAGTTTGTCGGCCAAGGACAACCAGCAGAACTATGGGCATGGTACAGTGCCTACGACCATGTGTGTCTAGCTCAACTCTTTGGCAAGATGATTGACTTGCCGTCTGAGGTGCCTATGGTGACCTACGATATCAAGCAGCTACATAAACTAGCTGGATACTGTGACATGCCAAAGCAGCCCGAAGGCTTGCACAACGCCTTGGAGGATGCTAAGTTTAACATTGTTAGATACAACTATCTCAAGGAGGTGCTTGATGGCAACAATTTGCGCAAGGCCGAACTGTAACAAGGTAGTCTCTCAGTTCAAGTCTCTCGGCATCGTCAGTCTTAGGCTTGAGTCTCAGTTCAGCGAGAACGGGCCGGTTTTGGCAGTTGATGACCGAGGAGAAATCTGCGGAAACTGCTCCGTCGATTTGGCCGACTGGTGGCTACGAGGAAAGAACTCGTAGTACAATAGAGGTATGAACAGATATACGTTGTCCGTACAACTAGAGGTCGAAGTAGAAGCTTTCGACCTAGCCGACGCCATTGATGCCGTCCATGACGCATTTGGCGAGGGTTCTACGTGCGGAGTTGACATCAATAGCTTCAAGGTAGACAGTGAACGACCTAAGCCAAATCAAAAATAGTATTGAAGCCACGGGTAACAACGTCGAGATTCAGCAGATGTGCGGGATTACTTGGACAGACGGACAAAACCCCGATATGCATTTCACTGACGGAAATCCAGCGGTTGGTGAGATTACGGCATCCACAGAGTTTGGCCCAATCGTCATCCCAGTATGCCAGAAGTGTCTAGACCTAATCAGTGTAGAACACAAGCTATCCCTGGGAGAAGAATGAACATCTGGAATGTCTTGTGGGTACTGTGGATTGTCAGCTTCGCTATCATTGAGGCTGTGGCAATCTCCAATGACGTAGACGAAGATACACTGTCGGAGCATCTTCGTAAGTGGTTCAGGGTTGACACTCACCTTGGCCGCACGGTATGGTTGGTAGTATCAGGAATCTTCTTCGCATGGTTCGTTGTCCACATAGTTAATTGACAAGAATGCGCGGGTTCTGGTAGACTAGAGTTATTAAACCACCCGCTCCCTCGTGGTTCGGGTTTTGGGGCTAAGGTGTCAAGGGTTGCATACTTCTTTTGCAAGGAATAGGATGGGGTTCGACTCCCCATAGCTCCACCGCCGTACTTGAGAAAGTACGTTTACACCTTCACTAAATTGGGTAACATGATAGTGGAGGTGTGTAATAATGAGTATTGGTTACATTCTTATGGTGATTGTGGTAGTATTGCTAATCGTATGGCTACTATCACTAATCCTGTGAAGGGGGTAAAACGATGCCCCTTTGGCTAGCAGTAGTAATTGGAGTTTGCATCGGAGTGTTCTTCGCTCTGGTCATTCTTCCAGCAATTTGATGTGAACGAAAGAAGGCCGGGTTTAGCAGAAAGCCCGGTTCTGCGTCTTGGAGCATGTATGGATAATGCAACTGACTCTTACTCAGTGGATGCGGTTCGATTCCGACAGGACGCACAAACACCAAATGTCTTTACTAGCAGTCAGCAATCAAGAGAAACAATCCCACTCCTCTTGACTATGAACTTCTAGTTGGTGTAGCATGGATATAGGCTGAAACTGACATATGCCTCTATAGCTCAGTTGGTAGAGCAGATGACTCTTAATCATCGGGTCGGCGGTTCGAGTCCGTCTGGGGGTACGCTTTTATGGAAACCGTTTTGGCACGAGATAAACGGGCCACGCAGTAGAGGAGTAGTTGGATGCTTCTGCTGTTGATTAAAGACCAACTGGCTAGCGGACTACCGCTTATGCTCCAGTCGTATCTGTTGGTTAGGTATACAGGGTTTTCACCCCTGTGGTCGCGGGTTCGATTCCCGTCTGGAGTACAATGGTGAGCATTACGCGATGCAAAACCCAGATGGTGGCATGTCACCAAAGTCATGCTGTTCAGTGAGAGGCTGAATGTTAGAGAAACCTCTTGGCGCAGTGAGAAGCCAAAACTCACAAAAGGGCAATCATCCTAGGTATTGTGATTGCTGACAACCTGAAGATTAGCGGTCTTCAGGTTTTTGGGTCTATAGTTCTAATTGCGCAAAACAGCGGGCTTTTACCCCGTGGTTCTCGGTTCGAATCCGAGTGGACCCACTTAACTTCTATTAAAGGAGGTTCGTAATGCGAAAGGTTGACGGCCATGTATAGGTAACCTAAGGAGGGATACTTAACATGGCAACATTGAAGGAGCGTTCCGACAACTGGAACGCAACAAGTCTCATCACCCGAGACAATCGGCATGACAAGAGCGCCGGTTACGAGGAAACTCCTCACAAGAAGAACAAGGCTAGGAAGGCACCAAAGAAAAAGCCGGGTTGTCCCGGTAACGACGGTAAGAATCACGTCTACGTATGGACTTTGCTTCGTTGGGAACCCGGCGAAAACGGAAAGCAGATTGACCGGCTCCTATGGAAGTCCTACTACAGAAGCGACCTTGTATTTTGGACTCTTGAGCGACACCAAGCGTACCTTGAATCTTACGAAGTTGAGGTTTGCGCGGGTTGCTACAAGAAGCGCCGCATTAGAAAGGCGCAGTAACACCTCACACGTCGAGAGACGGTATAAATCAAAATTAGTGAATTGTAGCAAATGCAGAACAAAGATTACCACCCATCGGTGGGTCATGAGAGGGCTGGTTTACTGCTCACCTTCGTGTGAGCGGGGAGCTAAATCGATGTTCGAAAAGTTGTACAAAGCTCTGAAGCAGTAGCGTTTCATCGGGAACCCGGAAAATTGCCCGATAGAAAGCTGCCGGGAAAAGGGGGATACAATACCCGGCAGTGCTTGCCTCTGTAGTTCAAAGGATGAACGGCTGGTTTCTACCCAGCGCGTATGCAGGTTCGAATCCTGTCAGGGGTACAATAAACCCGGCCTAAAAAGCCGGGTTTTGTGCTGTTTGAACCACAGAAAGTAACCTTGCAACCTTGTTATCTACCTGTTATGATTAAATGCATAAGGCACGCCCCGGCCATAATCTAACAGGGAGGAATACAATGAAGCACGCTAAACCGTCCATTAGCGCACCCATTCGGGAACGAAGAGCAATTGCAGTTTCACTACTCACACTAGCAGTAGTCTGTGCAATTCTATTTAATCCATTCTGGGCAAAGGCTAACGACAATGCAACACCAGCAACACAGCAGGTTCTTGGTCGGGTCGAGACTTGTAAGCTTAACACTTCAAGCTATTGTGTCATTAACCACGGGCTTGGAGTGAAGCCAACAGCAGTGGTTGCCACACCGGCTGGACCAGGGCAGAACATCACAATTGATGTTTCCAAGATTACAGAGACTAGCTATACAATCAAGGCTCTGTGGCATGATGGAAAGCCATTCACCAAGCAGCCAACCATCACCTTCAATGCAATTTACACCTACGTAGGAGCGCCGGTCGAGCCAAGTCCGTCACCTACAGTGACATCACCAACGGCGACAAATCCGTCAAACCCAACGCCAACTCCTACGGCTACGGTCACGCCAACATCCACAATTCCTGCGGATAAGTCATGCAACCCAACAAACACCATTGCACATTTCACTGGTGAGGGTTCAGACGCAATTGGTGATGCACCATCCACTGAAGCGCCGGGGCAGTACAATGCTTCTGCTGAGCAGTGGGCAGTAAAGGATGACTACTCATCTAACATGTGCGTTTATTCTAAGGACAACTGGTACGTAGAAATCAAGGCTACTGACCATGGAGATGGAGCGGTTCAGGCTTATCCATCAATGCGTAAGATTTACCACGACTGGGGATTGGGTGGAGACTTCTCCAAAGACCCGAAGGTTAGTTCATTCCCACAGTTGAAGGCAACGGTTGCTCACACCAGTCCATCTGACTGCGCCGGATGCATCTACGAAGAGGCATTCGATATTTGGTTGAACGGCATTGGTGGAAGCAAGCCAGAATTGATGATTTGGACACACAATCAGGACCAAGTACCATACGGGAATCTGAAGGCAACCAACATTACTCTTGACGGAGTGCAGTGGGATTACTACAATAGTGGTACCTACATGGCATTCGTTCCACATGACAAGAGTGCCAATCTGTCTGGAAAGACATTTGACTTGAAGCAGTACATTGCTTACGTATCAAATGTTGTAGGTTCTGACCCAACACTGGGACAGATTTCCTACGGTGTTGAGCCGGTAGATACCGATGGTGTATTCAAGCGTTGGGACTTTACGAAGTTCGAGATTCTAGACAAGTGAGTTGACGCAGGCTGAAAAGCCGTGCTACAATTAAACGAGTGAAGGTGAAAGCCTTCACTCTATGGCTGGGACGAGACAAGGAGTCCAAGTTCTCTCATAAGGAACTATTGGTCGGTTCGATTCCGACTCCAGCTACTCGCAGGGTAGTGAAACGGCATCACGCGAGTTTCATATGCTCGAAATCCGGTTCGAATCCGGCCCTGCCCCCACTTATGAAGTTCTACGAAAATCCGGTGGTTTTGAGGGCATTCCATGGATGGTGTACACTATTCTGGTTGCCCTTCACCGTTGTTAGCTACTACGTTGGCTGGCTAGAGAGTGTGGTATTCGTAAGCGTAGTATCTATGGTAGCCTTGTTCTTGGGGTCATTCTCAAGCTGGCAAGCGGCAAGAACCGAAGTAGTTCAAGATGAAACTACAGAGACCTTGCCGGATAAGCTTGACAGACTGAGAAGGCGTCGAGTAAGCTACTACAAGAGCAGGTTGATTAGAAACCAACTTGCAATGCGTGCTTATTCCGTAGAGGTAGCGGGACTGTCTGTAAAACAGTTGTCTTCGGGCTCGGGTGGTTCGACTCCATCAGCGCGCACGTAGTAAAGGGAGGTGAAAAAGTGCCATTTACTGAGACTGTTACAATGGGTCAGGAGCTTACAATTAGATTTGTAAGGTATTATGACCCACAAGACCCTCAAGATTGGGCTGCGGATTGGCTTGAAATTAAGCCTAGCTTTGGAACGTTGCCGGGAACTTATGAAGAGGGATACCAGACAATCATTGATTCTCTGACAGAACTATTGGGTGCCGATGGCTGGCAATTCCAATATGCATATGCAAGCGTATCAGGGCCACAGTTCGGAACATTCACTCCAACTCAGGCATAAGGAGTAGGCAGCCATGCCTCAAATGGCGATGGGCCATTAACTCAGCGGTAGAGTGCTTCCATGGCATGGAAGAAGTCGCAGGTTCAAATCCTGTATGGTCCACGGTGGTGGCTGGGCTATAAGCTCTAGTAAGTCGGAGGTAATTACGTAATATCCCGAGAAACTACTAGGGTGAAGGAACTAATTAAGGGTTCACCACCAACAAGCCTTCGGTGACGGAATCTCGGAAGAGTCTTCGAAACTTTTCTTCAGGGTTCGACTCCCTGCGGGGGCACGAAAGCGAGTGTAATAAGGTTCGCCCTTACGCCCGTTTTCTCATGGTGTGTTGGCCGAGTGGTTAGGTACTGGATTGCAAACCCAGGCACACCGGTTCGAATCCGGTACGCACCTCCATTCTCCTGTAGCGTAAACGGCGAACGTGCTCGGCTGTTAACCGAGAATTCCGGGTTCGAATCCTGGCGGGAGAGCAAAGCGTAGTTCGAAATACGCTCAGTCAAGTCGGGGTTCGATTCCTGCTGGTTGCAACGGCTTGGCGAATGTCTTTGTAGGCTAATGGATAAACCCGCTCCCTCCTAAGGAGCTATTCCCGGTTCGAGTCCGGGCAGGGACACGCAGTAACAAGGGGTCGAAAGGTATCGATTCTGAAATAGAGAGTATGAACGCAGCCCGACTTCGTTGAGAGAGTCGTTAAACACTTGACAAACAATAAATGCAGCCGATAACATCGATGCAGAGTACGAGGCGCTTTGCGCTGAGTACAACCTTGCTTCTGTCTGAGCGATAGAACAAGGCGGGGCTTGCCGTGGAAGTCGCCCTGTTAGATAAGTGCTTCCACATTAGGTGCTGACAACCTTTAAAGGTCAGTGGTGGAAATCGAACAAGAAATTGTTCACCCCTACTGCTCGGCATCAGTTTAAACTGCTAGAGGTAGACGGACTTATCCTGGGACCACCTTCAATCGTAAAGGTCTAAAGAATAGGGATGGCTGTAATTCGGATGTACGATTGAAAGCAGAAGACGGGAGTTCGATTCTCCCCGACTCCACAACTAGAGAGGAAGGGCATGTCAGACACGATTGTCAAGAAAGAGGACTTCTTCTCTCTCGACACGAAGGTACGACTAATCACCGTTGAGGCGAACCCGTTCGAAATGAATGGGAGATATGCCCGGTATTTCGCAATTTCGAAGAACGGTAACATTGAGTACACTTCGCCGCTCTTTTACGGCGGGTCTACAGAGGATGTAATCCGCAACTGTGACTCAGCCCTACAGGTCGTGAGGCAACTCTTGGCCGATACACAGTTCCTTATAGGAGAGGTAGTTGGCGCGTAAAATTCTGACTAAGCTTGCCAGAGCACTTGATACTCAGGAGCTAAGATACTGCTACAATAGCAGTTTTCGGTCATATGGAGACCTCAGTGAATGGCTTTATCAAGCTAGACACTGGGATGATTGGGCAGACACTAAGGCCATTCTCGTTGAAGAGGATGGCGTTTTTCTTGGCTGGGGTCTGAGGAGAAGCGACGGTGAAGTCGGCTTCTGGACTCGTCGGGAAGCCCGAGGTAAGGGCATTGGCATGGCTATGGTCAAAAGAGCGGCTAAGCTGGGAAACATCGTCACTCATCCGCATGACGAACCATCGCGGGCTCTATTTCGGAAAGCCGCCCGAATTATACCAACAGAGGTAGCTCTGGTAGACTACAAGCAAGACTTCCTAGAGGATGTCTCTACAGAGCTAAAGACACTAGGTAGAAAGACTAAACTGAGTCTAGATAGTGAACGTTACGGAGACCATCTTCTTCAGGTACTAGCTAAGGAGTGACGTGCAGTATTACCCGAGACGCTACAGGAACCGCGATTCCCTTAAAGACCCTAAGGCACAGGCGCTAAAAGGTGAAATGTCGCAAGCCGACCGGATTCGTGAGAGACTAGCTCAACTACGACAGGAAGTAGACGCAAATCGTGTATAGGAAAGCTCTCTGGTTTGGCTTCTGGAGCATGTCATTCTCAAGCTTCATTCTCTTGTGTCAGGGAGAAATTCTGCTGATGTTTGGAGCGATTATCTTGGTCTTGACCTGTAACGCGGAGTTGACGCGAACATCTGAAGAGTGATACAATAAATAAGCTAGGTTAGAGATTCGTTACCACGGCGGGTGGAAACTTAGCAGTGCATCATCCTAAGTTGGTGGAGGGGTGCACATATTGGTCTATAGCTCAATTGGCAGAGCAGTCGGCTGTTAACCGACCGGTTATAGGTTCGAGTCCTATTAGGCCAGCGGAACCGTAAAGAGACGGGTGAGAGTCCCGGCAGGGGTTGACTGAGGTTGCAAACTCTGAGACTCTAGGTAGTGTAGATAGCACAGACGGTGTATTGCCCGGTTAGCTCATTTGGTGTAGAGCGCGAATCTTGTAAATTCGAGGCGGTCGGTTCGAAACCGACACTGGGCTCCAAGGGGTAATTGCTGAGGAGATAATATCAAGCTCAGTTTACTCCTGCTACCAAACACTGTGAAACTCAGAATGGTAGCATTTGCACGCATGGCGGAACGGTAGACGCGCAGTGTTGAGGGCGCTGTGTCCTAGTGGCGTGAGAGTTCGAATCTCTCTGTGTGCACGGCTAAAGGTTGTGGGTTCAAATCCTGCCCCTTATGTAAAAGTTCGGGTAGCTCAATGGAAGAGCGTTAGCGATAGCAAAGATGCGGGTTCGAATCCCGCCTGCTTCGGGAAACCGGGGTTGTAGCTTAATGGCAAAGCGTTGCTTATTGGTGGGTTCGCATAGAGGTCTAGTGCACTGTCTTGGAAAGGCAGCGGAGGAAACTCCCAAGGGTTCGAATCCCTTACCCACCGCTTGGAAGTAGGGGTTTAACGTGTCACCGACCACCAACCTAGGATAAGGTGGCTCTCGGGTAAGGCCGGATTCGGGAATCACGTTGACTTAAACGACAAACGGTCATGTGCCCACTTCCACTTGGTGAGTTGCCAGAGTCCGGTTTATCGGGCAGTCCTGCTAAGACTGTGAGTGTAAAAGCTCCGTGGGTTCGAATCCCACACTCACCGCTTCATTGACCGAAAGGTTGGTAATGACAAAAGAATTTCCAAAGAAGACACACATCATTTCGAAAATCGATATGGATAGTGTGTCTTTTAATTTTGGAGCATTTGCTCAACACATGCTTGCCATGAAGAAGGCTGCACAAGAGTCCGGGGAGGCTATCATCACATTTCAATCCAGCATGTGGCCCGAGTTGGAACTGCCACACGATGCCATCAATAAGATGACAGATTACCTTGGACAAACTGCCGCCCATCTATGGGGAACAGAGAATGTCACCAAAGAATGGCATTACCATCCGAAGACTGATATGTTCTCACTCGCCATTAGTGTTATGGCAATGCAAAAAACTGCCATTTTTGCAATGAAGTTCACCTCTGAGTACTTTGTTGGTACAGACACCAAAGCGAATTTCTTTGATATCCTGCGCAAAATGTGCATGACGTGCGACGATAAATTTAAGGTATCGTATGTACTTCCCAGCGCGCATTCGATTTTTGCCAAGGATGTCGGTAACATTGACCTGTTTGGACCCACATTCTCACATACCATGAGTTCCTATGAATATTTGAAATCCAAGGGTTACCTTGACCAGCTAGACTTCTTCTGGGATAATCCGAACGGTCACTACCCGTACAAACGGGCTCGTGAATTTGGCATTAGGAAGGATGTCAATAAGGACTGGTGGCACCACGGAGTCAAGAATGGCGATATCGTTCCCAAATTTGACATGGACTTGGCGACTGGTGGATATCTGACTGGTGGAATCATGGGTGATGACTACGCTGATTCTGGTGTACTCATGAAGAAGATTTGCCCCGGCTTGATGGAATTCGTGAAGTATCCCTGTGGATGCAAGGAAACTGACACTATTCAGAGAATCATCATTCATCTCAATGACCAGGGATATCACAAGAATGATAGCGGAGAGTGGACCCGCGAAGAAATCGCGGATTGGCTTGAAAGCCTTGACGTAGACCTCTCTCTGAGAGACAATAGTACTACCACTGAAAAGGAGAACTAAATTGATTACTAGAGAGACAAAGGCCGATGAGCTTTCTGAGCTTATGAAGGCCGACCTGGCAAACATCGAGCTTGACCTTCTTACCAAGCCCTACAGCCTTGCGGATGCAATTCGTGATGGCATCAAGGTTACAGAGAAGGCTCGTGGCTGGGGTTCTGAGAACCGCGCTTGCGCTCTCAGTGCCGCCGCAATTGCAGCAAAGTCAAAGGGTCTTATCTAAGAGTTAGGAGAGAAATGCTAATCGGTTCTAAGGCAGCAAAGATTTGGTTCCCGGATTTTCGAGAGCCTAAGGATGAGGACCATTTCTCTCCTGACCCTGACCTTCCCGGTGACAATTTCTGGCACGACTCTTTCCCCTCCGAATGGGCAGAGAACATCACTGCCAAGCCTGAGATGCTTTACACAATCAAGGTTAGCCACTCTCCGTGGGCATTGCAGAATGGCTCATGGGAGAAGCACATGGGCGACATTTTGTTCTACCAGCACAATGGTGTAGAATACGACCGGGCTGCATGGGAAATTCTTCACCCTGTGTGGAAGGAAGTACACGGTCAGAAGAGAGTCAATCTTAACAAGACCAAGGAAGACTTCTTCGGAGACGCGGTTGTCAGAAAGTATGACCACGATTCCCTACATGACAGCGTTGCATATGGTGACGAAGCCATGTATATTCGTATCCTGAAGGAAGGCTCTGATGTCCTTGTTGACAACAACAAGTTCTGGGCAATGAGCCGCGAAGACAAGCTCAAGACTATCCGTGAGGAAGTCTACGCGACAGCACTTGAGCGTTGGGTAATCCCTTCTGATTACCGGATTAGCCCGCGAATGGCCTACGCTAAGGCCATGAAGAAGTCCATTACGTCGCTGTTCAAGAATGAATGGGCTTTGTTCATTATCTTGAACTACAAAGACCTTTACAAGCCTGACTTTGACTACGTAGCGCAACATCGTAGCAAGTCACACAAACTAATTCTTCTCTGAAAGGAAGTAATGTACGCATCAGACAATTGGGACGCCATGTTCACCAGGGGACTTGGCTCTCAGCACAAGGTTGTTCCGCTGGCTCAGGGGACAGAGGCCATTGTTGTGGAGCGCCACGAGCGTCCGACTGACGGATATGGAGATTACCTCCAAAGTGATGACGAGATTTACGTCATCTTTCAGGTTGGCGACCGGTTCTTCAAGAAGACCGGTAGGATGGACTCCTACGATGAAATTCGCACCTGGGATGGTCCCGTTACAGAGGTATTCGGTGAGACCAAGCAGGTTACTGTCTTCGTTCCTAAGGGTCACCGATGAACTTCACGCTGACAGACCTAGATTGCGCCATTAACTGGTATTATCTCCACTACGAGGAGGATGAAGTTTCGACTCCGTACGGCTTGGTGGAGATTGTCGAAGAGAACCAGCGCGGCGAGAACAACGAAGGCGAGCTTTACAAGGTCGTCCGTCTGAATGGGGAAACATTCAAGAAGACCGGCTATTACCAGTCATACGAAGGGGCTGTCTGGGACGGTCCACTCGTGCAGGTCGAAAAGCGCGAGGTTCTACGAAAGGAATGGGTAGAGATTTGAGCATCACTGTAGAGCAGTTCGAGGCGGCTCTTGAAAATGGTGTAGAGTACGAGTGGACCACTTGGAAGGACGAGAAGGTCACTGATACTTTTGACGAAAGTAGCTTCTGGCATGAGGGTTATGACAACAGCCCACTAGAGCTTCCTGGCGTCGGCACCGCTGTCTACGTTGACGGTGAGCACGGTGGCGAGGGAAGTGCTGAGTACATCTGGCAGGTTTGGCAGATTGGCGACCAGTACTTCCGTAAGACCGGTTACTATGTGTCTTACGACGGCAGCAATTGGGACGGCTCTCTTGAAGAGGTTGTTCCTTTTGAGAAGACTGTTACGGATTGGAAGACCAAGTGACTTATCTGTCTGAAAGCGCCATTAAGGCGGCTATTGATGAGTGGGCTGAGTCTCAGGTTGACGACAGTATTGCCGAATCAATCGAGCGAAACAAGGAGTACAACGAGAAGTACGCCAACGACACCACTCCACGTTATGGCAGCTACCGACGCCCGGTCTATCCAACTGAAGTAGAGCAGTTTGACCGCGAAGAAATTCGTGATGAGATTGCCGAGGAGTTCTACAATGAGATGCCTAAAGAGGGCATTGAATTGCCGGGTCTTGGTTTGGTGACCCTTGTCGATGAGTACGGTGGTGAAGGTCAAGGCGAGGATTACTGGAGAATCTTCAAGATTGGTGACAATTTCTACAAGGCCGACCACTACTACGCCTCTTACGGAGAGAGTGAGCCTTGGCAGTCTGAGTGCACGATTTTCCCGGTTGTCGGTAAGCAGGTAATGGTTACCAAGTGGGTAAAACCCTAGTTGACAGTCCCAAAACGGACATGCTAGAATAGAAGTACTTCGGGGGAAAGGCACAGGCTACGGTCATCTTTCCCCTGAACATGCGGATATGGTGAAATGGCAGACACGCTGCGCTTAGAACGCAGTGCCCGAGAGGGCGTGCAGGTTCGACTCCTGTTATCCGTACTTGACGGTAAGGTGCAAAGAAGTAATGACCCGGAGAAAGTAAAGTGAGTCGCAGTCTCACGCCGTCATATTGGGGAATCGTCTAATGGCAGGACGCAGGATTTTGGTTCCTGCTGTGTGGGTTCGAATCCTACTTCCCCAGCCAAGCGTCCATAGCTCAGAGGAAGAGCGGTTGTCTTACACACAACAGGTCGGGATTTCGAAATTCTCTGGACGCACGTTGATAATACCGGCAAAGTACCCGTTAGGGCGGGGAAGCTGGCGGGATGCGGGTGACCCTAATCGCTCAATTACCGGAGTCTGAGCCTGATAAGCAGGACCGTAAAGGCATCATGGATGGTTAATTCAGCGGTAGAATGCTTGCTCGACACGCAAGTCGTCGGGGGTTCGATTCCCTCACCATCCACTCTGAGAATAAAATGGCAAAGAACACCTCAAGTTCCGGTACGACTATCGCACAAGGGCGGGGCTACGTAATTCAAAAGCCGGAATGATTCTCAGTATGGCGACTTGGCGTAACGGCAGCCGCGCTGCACTCAAAATGCAGTCTCAGAAATGGGGTGTGGGTTCGACTCCCACAGTCGCTACTTATGAGAAATCCATGGGAACCACACGACGACCCGTCACAACTACCAGCACCACCACCTCCTCCACCGCCACGTCCGCGTTGACAGGCTAGAGTCTTATAGGATATGATGTAAGAATGAGTACTTATATCAAGCCTGGCTATCGATTGATGGATAGGGCTTATCTCCGAGATGGTGACCTAGTTCATACTGGCGAACCGTTGCTCATTGCGCTACTATTGCATGCAAAGGGCAAGACAAACCGGGGTCAAGAAGAGATTGACCACGTAGCCAGACTAATGAAAGACCCGAACCGAAAGAACCGTCACTCTAAGTAGTGGCGGTTTTTGCATTGGAGAATAAATGAGTGATTTCAAGATGCCGGAACTTCCAGAGGGGTTCCGCTGGAATGTTAAGCTCAGGCAAATGAGGTCAGGGCTGTGGGTTTACAAGGTTTCCTTGCAGAAGAAGAGTCGTCCCTTCGGATTCTGGGATGATGTATGGGTAAGAGATACCGCTGACGCAACAGACACTAGCTTGATTATGACGGCAACCCAGATTATAGACGGCTACGATAATTGGCTTAGAGCTAAGGCGAGGGAGGGAATCTATGGCGACAATTCAGATTGACAGAAGTAGTTCAACCTGTCTAAGCTGTCACAGAGGAGCCAGACCAAGCGAGAATGGTCACATCACGATTGCAGAATACTCTGAGCGCTCCGGTGAGCCCGGTTGCGGAGAGTCATGGACTGCTGTTAGAATCAACTACACGCCTTCCACGGGTGGATTCGTCTTCGAGAATTTGCGGGGACTTCCAATGGAAGGCTTTCTTATTGAACCGGGTAGTACGTACCCACCGGAGTAAAGGAGCATAATGCGTCCAGCACCACTAGACATTGCACGGCAGGGAGATTTGGGTGGTCAGCGTATTGGAATGACGCTCGACACCAATAGCCTTTCCCACATTATGAGCGTATTGACCGACCTTTATTCGGACCCGGTTAGCGCAATCATCCGTGAGTACAGCACCAATGCCCGCGATGCTCATATCGACGCTGGCAAAGCAGATGTTCCGATTGAGGTTCACAGTCCTAGTGCACTTAGCCCGTTCTTCAAAATCCGGGATTTCGGAAAGGGAATGTCTGTAGACTTCATTGAGAACGTCTACTCCCAATACGGTAACTCAACCAAGCGCGATACCAACACTCAGGTCGGCATGCTTGGTCTCGGCGGTAAGTCTGGCCTGACTTACACGGCTCAGTTCCGGATTGTGTCAATTCACAACGGTGTCAAAATCCAGATTATGGTGAGTAAGTCTGAGGACGGCTCTGGCGTAATGGAGATTGTCGATACGTCCATCACTGATGAGCCGTCCGGTGTTGAAATCATCATTCCGGTCAAGTACACTAATGACTTCACAAACAAGGTGTCTCACTTTTTCAAGTACTGGACTCCGGGTACCGTCCTTGTTGACGACAAGCAGCCGGAATTCATCGGAGACCACAAGGATGCTTTGTGGGTCACTGACAACATTGTCGCTCTTCCCGGTCAGGGTACATCGTACGTAGTTATGGGAAATGTTCCCTACAAGGCCGACGGTCTTGCCGAACACTACGGCGATTATCACTTGGTAGCCTTTGTCGAGATTGGTGATGTGGCATTTCCTCCGAACCGCGAGGAATTGATGTACACCGCCGAGACCAAGGAGACAATCTCCAAGCTGTCGGCAGAGGCTAAGGCAGGAATTGCTAACCAAATCCAGGCCGAGATTGACGCCCAGCCCACCTACCTTGACGCTCTCAAAACTCATGACAAGCGTTCATTCATGATTTCTCACAACTACACCTACAAGGGTGAGGAACTGAAGCAGACGTGGGAATTCAATTACGGTGAAGCGCCGGAAGCGATGTCTTTCGCTCACACTCATGAGCGTCATGCTGTAACATTCCCTAGGTACATCGACTGGAAGAACTTCTCTCAATACCTGACAATCACCGGGTTTACTGGAGAGAAGCTTCCCACGAACTACCGGCAGAAGATTCGTCACTACATTGAGAACCTTCCCGCAGGCGAGCGTCCGTACAAGGTCTTCCTGATGGAGAAGCATCCTGACAAGGAGCGCCTTGGCGAAATTCGGACGGTGCCCTTTGAGACTATCAAGGCTATCAAGCTAGTTCGTGCAAAGTCTGACAAGAAGGTTGTTGAGTACAACACTCTGACTTTGCACGGCTACACGACAACCAAGGCTGACTTGGATAACACCAAGGATGTCTTGTACATTGTGCCTGGTCGCCGGAAGATTAAGTGGAAGAACCTCACCACTATCCTCAAGGATTACGAGGTTGTAGTCCTGTACAAGCACGAGCTTGACAAGTTCAAGAAAGCCAACCCTGACTCTGAGAACTTGGAGCAGTGGATTAAGGACAAGGTAATGTTCTCGAAGGCTGGACTTACCAAGGCCGACAGGCGTAGAATGACTGATGTAGACTACTACTCCAGAGTCAACGCTCAGAAGCTTGACCCCACTCGCATTGACGACCCTGAGATGGTTGCATTCATCAATGCGTGCAATGCGAAGCAGGAACCGCTCACCGACACCATGAAAGATTGGTACACGGCGTGTGAATTTGCTAGGGCAATCGAGTACGCTCATGGAGACATTAAGTCGGAAGAGATTACCGACCCATTCGACAAGTACCCGCTTGCTAAGGGTCACTGTGGCGGCAATAAAGAGCATGTCTACACGTACATGAATGCAATTTACCAGAAGGAGAAGAACAATCAAGTATAATCTTGTAAGCGTTGGCAATGAGTCCAGCGTCACCGCGTTTATCGACGGTGAGATGTACGTTGCAAATCAGGACCACAAGAATTGGGACGCCATTGTTGCCGGGGTTACTTCTGGTGATGAGTCTGTTGCCCGACTCTTTGACCCGGCTGATGAGGTGGCAAAGCGATTCGAGCGTTTGACCGACAGAATCTCTGTTGCCAATGGCAAGGTCTACTTCGACGGTGACCACATTGACAACACTGTGACTGACCAGATTCTTCGATTCTTGGAGGCTGATGAGGACTTTATGCCTCTGGTCAACTTCCTAGACAAGGTGTCTCTCAACCCTGAGCCTCACAGCCGTGAGCAGCTTTACGGTTGGGTCAAGGCGCGTCCGTCAATCACGATTACCTCTGACGGTGACCTTGTTGCCTACAAGGGTCTCTACGTTGAGGATGATGAGGACGGAGTTGTCTACAAGTCATGGCACTCTGGTACGGCAATCGTCAATGGCGAGTTGTTCGAGAACCAGCAGATTCCTCAGCGAATCGGTGACACGGTTGAGATGCCGCGTAGCGAGGTTGAATTCAACCCTGCCGAGGGATGCTCGACTGGTCTGCACGCCGGAACCTTCGACTATGCCCGTGGTTACGGAAATGGGCGTGTGAAGGTTGCCATCAACCCGCGTGATGTTGTCTCTGTGCCGACTGAGCACAATGAGGCGAAGATTCGCGTCTGTCGATACGTCGTAATTGACGTTGCCGATGAGGAGGTCAGCGCTCCTCTGCTCAAGTCCGATTACGCCAATGTCGTTGGTGAAATGGACGAGGACGACTTCGACACTTTGTACTGTGAGAATTGTGGTGACGATGACCACGAGTACTACGAGTGCCCAGAGTACGATGAAGACGACGACGAAGATGACGACTACTGAGCCTGATAAGGCTGAGAGTGTGATGGGGGAGTCGCCTAGCGCTCCCCCTAAGCACTACTACGCATCTCAAGAAGCCATTTGCTCAAGGTGCGGTCGTCATGTAGACTTGTGCAAACACGGCAAGGAAGGTATCAACGAAAACGACTGGGTTTAAGGAGGCGAAATGAAGGTGCTCGTAGCAGGCGATTGGCACGGCAACACCAAGCACGCCATTAATATGGTGAAGGAGGCGGCAAAAGCCGGGGCTAAGAAGATTGTCCAAGTAGGAGATTTTGGCCTCTGGACTCACTACGAGGACGGCATTCGCTTCCTAGACCAGTTGAATGAAGCTGCCCGTCGAGAAGGCGTAAAGATTTACGCTGTCGGCGGAAACCATGAGAATTGGGACCACTGGGATTGGTTCGTAAAGAACATGCCAAAGTCATATCACGGCTTTGCATATCTGCGGTCTCACGTCTTGCTAGCTCCCCGCGTCCATTACTGGGGTTGGGAAGGCAAGAAATTCCTCATGGTAGCCGGGGCTGTCTCGGTAGATAAGCAGTGGCGAGTTGAGGGCCAGACTTGGTGGCGGAATGAGGAAGTCACCGACGAGATGGTTGACTCCATCCAAGGCAAGGTTGACTACCTAGTCACTCATGACTGTTCTAACAGGACTCCATGGAAGGGCCGACTCAAGCCTGACATGGACAGTCTGGCTAACCGGCAGCGTATTGACGCGATTTTGGGCCGGGTTAAGCCAGAGATGCACTTCCACGGACATATGCACACCCGATATGTCTGGGAGAACCTTGTTGCAGACAATCATTACACCAAGACAATTGGTTTGGATATGGATGGGACATGGGATAGTTGGGGAATTCTCGACATTAATACCGGAGAATTTCTCTTTAGAAACGAATTCAAGGTAGAATGGAATGGATTGGGTACCTAGCTAGGGTGCAATCTATTCTTAAGGAGGTGTAACACATATGGCAGATGACAAGAAGAAGGACTACGACTACTCCGGTCTTCTAGCTCCAGAGGAGCGTGGAAACAAGGTTGACGAGGAGGCCGCTGAGCGAGCCGCTGAGGCTGGTAAGGTAGCTCCAGAGTACGTTGACTACGAGGCCGCTCTTGAGAACTACGAGAGCCGTCCAGACGTTGAGACTCTAGAGCAGCGTCGTGCCCGTGAGAACGGAACCTCTTTCGCAGACGCAGCTTTCCGTCGTGAGGTTGGTCAGGCTCAGGAAGGTGGAGTCGTAACCTCAGACCAGGCAACTGGTGACGAGAAGACGAACGACAAGAAGTGAGTCTAGTCTTAGACTGTAAGAGAGGGGACTTGCAAAAGTCCCCTCTCTTTTGCTACAATAATCTTAACAAAGCATGATGCGAGCGCTGGGAAGCTAGACTTCCTAGAGGACAAGTTCGGGGCTCCCAGAATGAAAGCCATGTGGTACGGCCACTAAGCCTAGTTTAAGACGCAGGGTGAGGACGGGAGCAACCTCAAGCAGACATCCGGTTTCATTCCCAATAGGATGTCGGGTAGAGGGCAGCGATGGAGGCAACAAAATCGCCGGGTTCGTAAGAGCCTGAGACAGATGCTTGCACTAGACAGAACCCCGGCTATTATTGCTTTGTTATGCCCGCTTGGCTCAATGGTAGAGCGCAATCTTGGTAAGATTGAGGTCGTGGGTCCGATTCCCACAGTGGGCTCCAAGTGTGTTAAGGTAACGCCTAATGGCACACTGGTGAGGGGTATTCCATATAACCCCCGGTGATGAAGGTTTCTAGGCCCTTCATCTCGCATTCTGTCCGTCAAGCAGAGTTTTGCCCGATTGGTTGTAGTGGTAACACATCTCCTTCGTAACGAGAATTCGCCAGTTCGATTCTGGCATCGGGCTCCACCCCGGCAATCAACATTGCCGGGTTTTTGTTTGCCAAACGGTCAAACAAACGCTTGACTCTCATGTTAAGCACATGTTAATATTAAACCATGATGTTTCCTACAAATGAAAGGATTAACTAACAATGTTGATTCTCGATTACTCCGCTGCACACAAGTTTATGCGTGAACAGCGTCATCTTGGCAATAAGGTTCGATGGGAAGGATGGGACATGGTTTTCTTCAAGCCGACCCATTATGGTTACAAGGATGTAAACGGAGCTTTCCGTGATGGACGCTGGGGTGTAGAAAAGCGCGTTCAGGTAAATGCGGATGGCAACTGGGAGGTTAGCAAGAAGGATGTCTTCACTGCTAGAAAGCCTCGGAATTGACCCGGAAGAGTTTGAATGGCACCACTTGGCTGCCTGTCAACATCTTAACCCGGAAATCTTCTGCGATAAATATGAATCAGACCAAGAAATCGCTAAGGCAGCGGATTCAGTCTGCCTCGGGTGTCCAGTCATCAGAGATTGCTTCTTTGCTGGAAGCCAGAATAACGAGTACGGTGTCTGGGGCGGCGTTTACTGGAATGGCTCCGGTAAACCAGATAAGAACAAGAATTCGCACAAGACCCAAGAAATCTGGGATGCAATTGAGAGGAAGGTAAGTTGAGCCTCTACACGGCAGACGTTCAGCGCATCGTCAAGTCTACGAAGTGTCCATATCGGGGGTTCGTCGTGGATGTTGTCGAGCACCAAGATTACCTTGAGTTGCGGGTTTACAGAGATAATATCGAATCATTCAGCGAGCCACAGAAGGTTGTACTGGCAGACTACTTGTACAAGATTCGTGACGCAATCAAATTGACTGGTACAAAGTGCTTCATTCAGGGCTCACTTAATCCTGTACCGTATGGAAATTGGAGGGGGAACTAATGGAGTGCCAAAGTTGTGGCAAGCAAAAGGCAGAGCTTCACGCCAAGGAATCAAAGCTTTGGAAGAAGACCAAGGTTCTGATGTGTCAGACTTGCATCAATAGCAAGATGGAACCGCGTGCCTTTGTTATTTTGGCCGGTCGCATGGTGGGAGATGACGCAATCCGCGAGTACATCAAACATCGCCGGTATTGTGGTCCAGAAATCACCGCAAAAGAACTGCTGGGTTAGTTACTGAGAGTTACTTTTTGGCACCTAATCCGTTCCGGGATATAATTAGACCATGATTAAGCCAATTACCTTTTTCAAGTCCATTGCGAAGCGACCGATGGAAGCAATCGAATCTATCATCGCCTTCATTCTGTTCTTGACGGGTATTTGGTTTATGACACCGTGGTACACACCGAATCCTGGGGCGGCTTCACAGCTGAAAATTATTGATGGGATTACCCTGTCAATGCTGTTTGGTACTGTGCAAATCTTGATGGCTGGACCGATGCTGTATGCTCTGCTCCGCAAGAAGTGGCCTAAGAGGCAGCAAGTTCGCAGAATTGTAACGTTCACGTCCTTTCTGTTGCTGACCTTTTATGGTTTTTCCGGGGTTATTCTCTTTGGAACCCAGAGACTATCTTGGTTGCAGACGTTTGGTCTGGCACTTATTTCGGCTGTTTGCCACTTGAGACTAAAGTGGGAGATGGATACACAAGATGCCGGAAATTAATCAGGCTTGGCTAGCACTAGTCGGTGCACTACTCGGGGGTTCCGGTCTAAAGGTCATCGAACATTGGCTAAACAGGTCTAAGACGAAAGATGACAGCGCAACTGATTTTCGCAATGAGTTGCGCTCTGATATCAAGGAACTACGCCTTGAGCTAGCAAAAACTGAAGAAGAACTTGACAGGTGGAGGGTTAAGTACTACGCTCTAATGGACGAGTTCATCAAGTATAAGATGGGTCAGGGAGAGAACGCCAAAGCCCCAACACAAACAACCCCTGAGACCACGGCTTGACAGTGATGCAAACGCTCTGATAGAATAGAAACATCAGGGCAGGACGCAGGCAATCCTTAAACCTGCAATTATGCTCTAGTGGAGTAGTGGTTATCTCGCTTCCCTCTCAAGGAAGAGAACGTGGGTTCGAATCCCATCTAGAGTACGTGCGACATCCTATGTCGCAGTTTGCGAGTATGGTGTAGTGGTAACACGCGAGCCTTCCAAGCTCTCATCCTCGGTTCGAATCCGTGTACTCGCTCTCTGTACCCCCGAATTTAAGGAGGCACTATGTCAGTGAATGTTGTCGAAAAGTTGCAGGACCACAATCCTGTGTCACAACGATGTGACAAGTGCGGCGCACGAGGGTATATGGTTGCAGAGAAGGGCACATTGATGCTAGTCTTTTGCAATCACCATGGACAGGAAGCTTGGAAGAACCTGAATGCTCAGGGATTCGAAGTGACAATAATTCCATTGGATTAATGCGCGTAAGCGCTATGGTGGCTGTAATCGAGCGGTCTCAGATATCTGCCTGTGAAGCAGAGTACGCGGGTTCAAGTCCCGTCAGTCACCCCACGTAGGGCCGAAGTGAATTGGTTATCTCTCACCTATCACGCGAAAAACGCCGATTCACACCCCATGCCCTACCTTTGCGGATGTAACTCAGTTGGTAGAGTGCAACCTTGCCAAGGTTGATGTCGTGGGTTCGAGTCCCGTCATCCGCTCCAGTAAACCCGGTCAAAAATGGCCGGGTTTTTGCTTTGGTCCCCATAGAGGAGGAAACTTGAAGAAGCTGTACGGTATCATTGCACTAGCCATTATTGGTGCCCTTGCATTTACAGGCTGTGGTAATAAGTTCGGACAGAACTATTACCGACCGGCATCATTCGGTGAGAATGGCATGTGCTATTACATGCAAACGCAGGCCGAAGCCGACATGCTCATTCGTGAGGGTCTTTGCCAGCCAACCTGGCGACCGGCTCAGGCACCGTGGTCCTGGCAGGTTCGTTACTCTCCGTATTACTCGTCTGATGAGTACCGCGACTACTACGTCCCGGCTTCGAACCGTAAGATTTACGCCGTCTATGTCCGTGATTTCAACACCACTTGGTCAAAGGATATTAAGGCTGCCCAGAAGAATGCTGTCTACGTTGACAACAAGGGTAAGAAAGTTGACGGCAATACGGTTCCGCGAGGGCAGTTCGGCGGCGGTGTTCGCTCTAAGGGCGGCTCTGGAATTCGAGGCGACAATGGCAAGTCTGTAAAGAAGAATGCAGACAAGTGGTACAAGAAGCAGGAGAAGTCTAGTAGCTGGAAGCCTTCATCAAGTGGCGGCGGCTACAAGAGTGGCAGTACCAGCAAGAATAGTGGCTGGAGTAGTAAGTCATCCTCTTCTGGTGGCGGAATTCGCACCAGCCGACGTTGATTCGGAGTTGAGTACCACTCTCTATGGGTGGTACTCTTTTCCTATATAGGAGGGGAAATGAAAGAGCTTACCATCGGCCTTGCTATTGGCCTTGTTGTTGGCGGGGGTATTTTCACTATCTGGTACTTCTACAAGGAGGGCTTGTGACTGACGAGCTTGAGGATGACATCCGCCATGACTGGTGGACTGTGGTAGGATTCTGGCATGAATCATGGGAGCGTTGGGCTGGTCACTATGACTGCCTAACCCCGCAAATGGCCGAAGACCTTGCTCAAATGGAAGCAAAAGAGCGCGGACTAAATCTGGCGGTTGTAGCAGTATTCGAAGGCAAGCTAATGCCTGCCGATGGAGATTACGCTACCTACGTAGACTATGAAGCCCGGAACTCGGAAGAAATGAATAGGAAGCTACGAGCACTTGGATATCTCAGATAGACACTTTCATATCGTTAGTATTACACCTCAGGGTGTGGTACTCTATGAGAGTGAATATGAATCCGCTGACCGAAGCATTGATGACTTCCTTGAGCTAATTGGCAACATCTACATGAATCAGATTGGGCCAATACCAGAAACTTACAGGCTAGAGTTGATGGATGTAGCTTATGCTCCAGATACCGCGTCAGTGACTCTGGGTTATAACGAATCATTGTTCAAAATCTTTTGGTCATCATGCGACGGCGGATGCCGTGTTATTGAGAGGAATTAATGGACACTTACGAGCTATATGTATACATCACCAAGGAGACAGATAACGTCTACACTTGGGGAATTGGTCAGGAACTCGATGATGAAGAGTTTGAGTTTTTGGCCGGTGGTGAGGAAGAGTCTCTTGAAGAGGCTTCCCACCGCATCTCAGAGGAAATCAAGACGCTCTTCTAAGGAGGACAGGTGGCTACTGTGTACAAGCTGTGTCTGATTCAGAACCCGGCATCAAAGTACTGGAGTTGGCATTTGCAGCCAATTGAACCACACGACTGGCCGTTTGACCCTGATAGAGCAGAATTCTCCGGAATTCATAGGAATATCCGTGGAGCCATGAATATGGCGCACGAGTTGGTACCGAAGAAGCAGGTAGAGTATGTCTACATGGATAGGAAGACTCAATTGAGGTTATCCCGTTGAAACTCTACTGGCGCTCGGTGCTTGAATTCGGTCAAGAGATGGTTTGGGTAATCATCGACCGTGTAACCTAAAGGCAATTTTGAAATTCGAAACCCTACATAAGATGATTCCCTATGCAACTGGTGGTAAGAACCACGTCATGACTATGACCCCATATAATGGCGTGGTTCTTGCAATGCCGGGAAGACATCAGAAAGACACAACCCCGGAAGGCGGGGATTTTGTCGTAATGGTAAGCGATGAGAGGCTAGGTTGGGTTAACCACCAGTTCACCCATGACGACCTCTTTCTCGATATTGAAAAGAAGTGCGGCGACGACCTTTACACCACGGAACAATTCTTCGTGGATTATGTCAAGGTAGTCTTTGGTGAAGACCCTTCCAAGCTTGATTGGCATAGGCCAACCTATCATCTTCTACCGGAAAATCCCGACGATGAAGGCGAGCTATGGTCAGACAGTCTTCATCCACAGACATTCCTATATGCCGTACAATGCTTGGCTATTGCTGAGCACAGAAGATATCACCAGCACGAGTCAAAGGGTGGAGGAAGATTCCTGCCCGCTCGATTTGCCGGGGGTATCGTTCAAGGATTGTGGACCGCACAGGATTGCAAAGCAGTACAGCGCAGAGGCCGCATGGGTCTCGACCACTTGATTAGCGTCCATGGAAGTCCGACACCACTAAAGGAGATTTACGCAAATGCGCAAGAAAGTAACAATTGACCTAGAGATTGAGGCAGAGTTCGAGAGCGCAGTGTACGCTGGGCTCGGAGATTTGCTGGCTGACATTGAGGACAGTAATTTCGAGGTCTTGAATGTCAAGGTAGACGACATCAAGCCAGCCCTCAATATCCCAACTCTACGAAATGTAGACGTTG